CGCGCCCGCTCCACTCCACCTCGATGGTGCGGGTGCGGTTGTTCATCGGCCAGATGTGGAGAAGCTGGTGGTGCAGCGCCCAGCGGGTGGGCTCCGCAGTCATTGACTCATGGGCCTGAAACTCAGGCCATGTCTCAAAGGTCAGGGGGTAGAAGGTGCCGCTGTCATCGGCAGCACGCACATTGTCGATGGTCACGCTGTCGGGCAGTTCGCTCGACAGGGTGACAGTGGATTCGGTGGTAACGACTACGCTGGTAGTGCCTTCGGTGAACCAAAAGCGTTCGGGACGATAGAAAGCCACTGCGCTATTGAGTGCATCCACCACCTGTGCGGTGAAGGACGCTGACTCAAGGTGCAGTTCGGTGATGATGCGGTCAATCAGATTTCCGCGTGTCGCCATGCTTCCTCCGGTGGGCGGCTAGGCCCCCCTTCGTCTTGCACGACTGTCCACATACTTCACACACGAAACCGGGGGCCACCGTATCGGGTGCTGCTTCCACAGGGCGCTGTGGCTCCGACCGTTGTGCCGTTTGCTGCGGTTGCAGCATGAACTGAATCCGTTGGCGTCTACGCATGGCTTATAGTTCCTCTCTCAAAATTAGGCAAGGACCGCAGGGCGGGAGCCGGGGTGTGCAAGGGGTTCCACGGCATGGCGATATTCGCGCCACCATGCACTGGACATCGAGCAGTTTGCATATTCGGGGAAGCAGGGCGTGCCAAGGGTGTAGTGGACCAGTGAGGCGAGGTTGTTCGAGGGGTATTCGCCGGCGAGCCAGTTCCACAGCAGCGGCAGTTCGCCGATGTCCTCATCCTTCAGGTGAATGAAACGATGCAGCCGGGCCCCTGTTGCCGTTTCGACATAGGCCGGCGTGAGCACCCGATTGTCCGAATGGCCGCAGTTCCACAGGATGACGCTGGACCAGTTTTTCCGGGGGTAGTCCTCATTCTTGTTCCCGAGGTACTTGATGGGGGCCTTGGTCTCGTAGTCGTGCTTCGCCACCATCACGGCGTAGCGGTCATCGCGCATGGCCCACAGCTTGGCGATGTCATCGAGCACCACCATGTCGCCGTCCATGAAGATCGCCCACCCGTTGTAGTGCATCAGGTGCGGCACGAGGAAGCGCGAGTAGATGAAGGCATTGCTGCCGTCCTTGTGGCTCTCGTGGTAGCCCTTCAGGTTGTTCAGCGCCAGCGGGGTGATCGCCAGCGGCTGGCTGCTGCGGGCGATGATGGACTGCGAGCACACGTGGTAGGCCACGGACTCACGGGAATCGAAACCGATGAATACGGGGATCATGTCAGGTCTCCTAGTAGGCCACGCACACTTGGCAGGGGGTGCCCATCAGCGGCAGGGTGTTGCCGGCGGCAAGGCATTCGAGGTGGGCATGCCGAATGGCCTGCATCTTGGGGTGGTTCCATGCGTCCATGAAGTTGTCGTAGTCCATCAGGTCGCACACGTCGAAACGGTCATCGGCCCCGAAACAACACATGCTCAGGATGGGGTGGCCGTTCTCCGGGTTGATGCGAACGTGTGCTTCCTTGAACACGCTCCAGCACGGAATGCCCGGGCGCGTAGGCAGTCCGGTCCCCTCGTTGAGCCGGCCCATGTTGCCGTGCGTCGGCTTGAACCCGGTCGCCTCTTCAATCTCCGCAGCGCGCAGGCCCATGCTGTAAAGCGGCAGGGCATACACCTCATCGCAGAAGGGGCGCACGTAAGTGTCCAGCAGGTTGTCCATCTCCTCGGCGTGCTTGCCGTCGAACTTGATGTAACTGGCGTAGATGCGGGTCGAGAAGCCCATCTCGTCGCGGATACTGCGGGCCGTCGCCAGCGCGGTGAGCGCCTTGTGGTAGTTCTTCGCCTTGACCCCCATCACCTCCTCGAACTGGGCGTCGTCCTTCGCGTTGATCGAGAACTTCAGGGAATCGAGCCCCGCGGCCATGAGGTCGCGCGTGAGCCCCGGCGTGAGCAGGCTTCCGTTCGTGGTCAGGAAAACATAAGGGAAGCCCAGTTCCTTAGCGCGCTTCACCTCGCGCAGCAGAAGGTCGGGAGCCATCGTCGCCTCACCCAAGTAGAAGCAGCCCCACTCACCCACCCCCGCCCCGCGGGTGATCTTCATTACGTGATCCAGCGACTCCCACGGCATGTCCTCCGCGCCGGGGTTTTCCCGGGTGCGCAGCGAGCAGAAGCTGCATTTGTAGTTGCAGCGGTTGCTGGTCTCGGTTTTGATGCTGGGTGGAGGGGGGCAAACTTCCTGAAGGAACGCCTGCTCGATATGCGTCACGGAGTCGATGCGCTGGGTAATGGTCATTTTGCATCTCCGATGAAAGTGAACTCGCCTGCGGTGGATTGCAGGAAGGCAAGGTCGAACCGGGCGCGCAGCTTCGGAAGCCAGAATTCCAGCGGCTGCTGGATCAGATGGGCGTTGCGACCATCGGCCAAAAACTTCTTCGCCGGTCGGGTGGCCACCACGATGATGAGGCGTTTTTTGGTGACGCGCTTCAGGTCGTCGAGGAAGGCCTCGAGGTATTCAGGCTCGATGTGCTCGGCCACATCGCCGCAGTACACGAGGTCGGCGGGCGCGGGAGCATGGCCTTTGCCGGGCACGGCGGGGTCGTACTCCTCGGTTTCGAGGCCATTTGCACGCAAAACTGGCGCAAGAGTGCCCTTTCCAGCGCCGTAGTCGAGCGCAGTGGCCGCGCCGCACAGGGTAGCGTGGTGCAGGACAATCGGCGCGCTCCTGTGGCCGTTTGCGCCGTAGTTTGGGTTGGTCTCATGGAGTTCGCGGTTCAGCTTGGCGTATTCCGGGCTGATGGCCGGCTTCCAGCTTTTGTGATCGGGTTCGGGGTTAAGCATATTTGCTCTCCAGATAGTTGCGCACGCTCGACATCACCGGAGTCCAGTCGCCCTCGGTGATCTGGCGGTGCAGGGTGTGCTGCGGGTACCACGCCATCGCGCCCATGCCGCTCTTTTGGCCGTAGCGCCACGAGGCCCGCAGGGGGGTGAGGACATGGGCCGGCTTGCCCAGCGCGCCGGTCAGGTGGATCAAGGTGGTGCAGACGCTCACCACCTCGTCGGCGACTTCGATCATCGCGGCCAGCTTGTCGAGGTTGGATCCGTCCAGCCAGTCGCCGAGGCGGATAAGCCCGGCTTCGTCGGCCTCCATGTCGCTGTACTGGCCGTACTGCGCCGACAGGCTGGTGCCGATACCGCGGCCCAGTTCCACCATCGCTTTGGCCGACAGGCTGCGGTGCTGCACGCGCGTGACCTTGGTGCCGCCCATCCACGAGTACAGGATGTGAGGGCCGGGCATGTTGCCGATGAGCGCACGGGCTTCCTCGACCAGTTTCGGGTCGGCCTTCAGCACGGCACGCGGGGCGGGGAACCCCTCGTCACTGTTGCGGTAGCGGAGGGGCAGCGAACCGAGGCCGATTTGGTAGGTCGGCGTGTGGCCCGCGGCCCGGACTTCTTCAGGCTTTGCATAGGTTGGCACGCCGAAGCTGCGTGCGAACAGGGGCACCAGCTTCCGCTCCACTTCGAGGATGACGTTTGGGTGCTCGGCCAACAGTTCCGGCAGACAGGTGGCGTACATGATCTCGTCGCCCAGCCCCTGCTCGCCGTGAACGATCAACAGGCCGTCCTTCTCGCCTTGCCACACGGGCGCATAGTCCCGGGGGCCGACATTCTTGTTGTGGACCTTGTACCGCCACTCGTGCTCGACCCACCCTTCCGCCCACCGGCCCTGCGTCAGCAGCGCAAGCGCCATGTTCCAGTGGATGTGGGGGTTCTTCGGGTCGAGGGCCATCGCCTCTTCGATGAAGGGCAGGGCCTTTTCAGGATAGCCGCTGTCAGCGTACAGCGTAGCAAGGTTGTTGAGTACGCCGTGGTTTTTGCCGCCAACTTCTACACACCGCTCCCACGCCATGCGCGCGCCGTCCTCGAAGTGTTCGGCCTTCAGCGCGCAGCCGAGGTCGTTCCACGCGCCTTCCAGCTTTTCGTCGCTGCGAATGGCGGCTTCAAGGAGACTGATCGCAAGACCATTGTGCCCCTGCTGAAGTTGGACGTTGCCCATGAGATACAGCAGCATGGCGTCATAGGGATTGCGGTTGAGCAGGGAGTCGTAGCCCTTCATGGCCTTGACGAAATCGCCGGCTTTGTGGGCGGCAAAGCTGTCGTTGAACAGTTGTTGAATCGGGTCGAGCATGAGTTACCTCCGTCACATTTGGAGGAAGCGTATGGGCGAAGGGCAGGAAGCAACAAGTATCGACTCGACACAAAAAAAAAGCCCCGGCGGGGCCGGGGCAGAGGTGCAGTCAGGGTTGAGCGCGGCGGTATAACCGCGCCTCGGCATTGTATGTCAGATGTCGCCGCCGATGGTCTCGTACACCACGTTTCCGTTGATCGAGAACGAAGTCGTCGCCGACGCCCCGGTAGTGCATTGCAGGCCCAACACACAGAATTGCACGGCGGCATCATCGCTGATGCTGATTTGCGGATGGAAGAACTCGCCGTTGAGGTTGGCATAGCCCGCAGCCGCCACAGTGAAAGTGCCCATGATGACGGCGTTGATGGACAGGGTGCCCAGCGTGCCATTCGAGCCCACGGACTCGGGATGGTAGGCCAGCAGCCGCCAGTGCGTAGTCGCCGCCTTCGTGTTGAGGGTCACGTTGGTATCGAGCACACGCGCCATGTTCGGCAGCTTCGACAGCAGCATCACATCCGCCGCAGTGCCGAAGGCCGTCGCGCCCGAGGCTTTGGTGAAGGAAACCGAGGTCACGCCACCCCGGTGGCTATCCCGGGGACTGACGCTCGGCGAGACGTTGAGGGTTACGGTAAGGGTAGTTGCAGCCATGTCATTTCTCCTTTAGGGCAGCTTGGCTCAGGACAACTTGGCCGGGGCCCAGTGCGGAACGGTGATGACGCTGAAATCCGACCCGTTGAACTGGGTTTTCTTCAGCCCGTAGATGGTCCCTGCCGACACACCCAGCTTGTTGCCGTAGTCGAACATTTCCTCATTCCACTTCATCTTGTTGGCACTGCCGCCTTGGCCGAAGGCAATGACACCGGCCTGCGCGCCACAGAAAATCGCGCGGCGATAGTCCGTGTTGCCCGCCGCCACGCTTTCAGTGTTCGGGATGTAGGCCGACTCGTGCAGGATCACACCGTTGTAGACGCCGAGCGCGCCGGTCACGATGGGGTTGTCCTTGTAGATGCCGCCTTGCATCGCCGCCAACTGAATGTCGGCCCACTGGCCCGCGTTCGCTTGGCCGCGAAGCTGGAAGGTGGTGTTGGGGTGGATGAAGCACAGGTAATGCGGTTTGCCCCCGATCATGATGGGGCGGATCATCGGGCTGGTGGTCTTGGCGAAAGCGACCAGTGCATCGAGGTCCCGCAGTTGCAGGGTGTGGGTCGTGGTCGCCGAGAGCGAAGCCTCGGTAGTGTCGGCATGCGCGCCAGCACCGAAGCCGCCCACCATCACCTTGGTCGGCGCGGGTGCAGCCTGCGAGCCCGTGTAGCGGGTGTCAGCGATACCCGAGCGACCGGCAAGCTGGTTGAACATCGCGGTGTCGAAGCGGCCAGAGAACCAGTCCTGAAGGCCCATGCGAGCTTCTTCACGAACCGAGAACGGCACCCGCTGTTCGGACATCTTGCCACCGGACACAACGGCATGGCGCAGTTGGTCAATGTAGACCGCATCGTTGTACAGCGTGAGGGCTTCTTCATTGCCTTCCAGCGTATCGTCGCCGCCAGTACCGTCGCCGGACAACTGCATGCGCAGGCCGAAGGTGATCTTGTCGCCAGCGTCCTTGCTGGTTTCGGACTTGATCTGAATGAGGTTGTCACTGCCGGTGCCCATGAAACGTCCGAAGTAGGTGGACTTCAGGGCTTCGTGAAAGAGCTTTTTGCTCCAGAGTTTTACGGCCAGCGGGTGGTTCAGGCCGAATGAGGTTTCCGCCATGATGGCTCTCCTAAAAGTTGAACACGAAACGAATCCGCACCACTACCGCTGGTACGCCGCGAATCGTCCTTTTACGGAGGAGCAAAACCGAGGCTGGTCACTCAGGGGAAGGCCAGCATCCCGCGCGCTGTGCCGCCGCGCGCATCACGAATGCTGACCTTATAGACCCGGTTTCAAAAATAGGCTAGTGCCTTGCGTCTTTTTCCATCTGAGCCCACAGCTTCTCGAACTCGGTGTCGTCCATCTTGGCAATGGCGTCCCACGTGGGCGTACCCGCGCTCGTGCGCTTCCCGGCCACGCCGGAAAGCGAAGTCGGAGGCTGCGGGGTGTGGGCCTGTTCACCTTCAGGCGGCTGCGTGGGCTTGGGGCCGGAATAGCCCAGTGCCCGAGCGGCCTCATAGGCGACTTGCGCCGGGTTCCGGCCCTGCTGGAGCGCGCGCATGCTGATGTCCAGCGCCATCTGGCTGATGGTCTGCTGCACCTGCTGGGGGCTATAGCCCATCGCATTCGCCATCCGCGCCACTTCACCGTACATGTGGCCCACGGCCTCGTGGTAATCCGGCGTGGAGGCCGCGAAGGTGCGCTCCAACTGGTCCACACCCGCCTGAAGCTGTTGGAACTGCTGCACCTGCTGCGTCTGCGTCTGCCGGACAGTGCGCTCCTGATTCACCTCCTGCAACTGGCGCTCAAGAATCTCGTTTTTGGCGCGCAGGTGGCCGATGGGATCGTCCTCGAAGTCGGGCACCTCGATTTCCGCGGCGTTGGGCTGCGGCGGCTGTTGGGCCGGGGGCTGCTGCATGCGGCCCACCAACTCCATCCAGCGTTCGTTCATCTGATCGACTTGCTTCTGGAGTTCCTTGCGCTTGTTGCGCTCTTCGCGCCAGATGGCCTGCCCGCGGTCATCCAGCCCCTCGGGCGGCTGTTCCTCGGTGGCCGTGGGGGCGGGGGGCGGGGTTTCCTGCGGCTCGGAGGCGGGGGCCTGCTCCTCGACAACGGGCGCGTTGTCATTCGGCAAGGACTCGTTACCACCACTTTCCTCGGCCAGAAAAGCGTTGAGGTCGGACATGTCGTACTCCTTCGTGGGTTGTGAGGGGCTTCAGCCTACGCGGCTGATTGCTGAAGCAACAAGCGCAGGAGTTCATCATCCTCCAGCTTCTGTGCAAGAGGCATGAGGGCCATGATAATCTGAAACTGTGACAGCTTGCTCGGATTGCGGCGGATGTCCTGCGCCAATAATTCCAGATACTGCGCGGCCCTCTCTTGGTCGGCGGAAACAGGAGCCGCCGCCTCGTATTCCCGGAGCATCCGGTCGATGACCTCTTCTTCGCCCGCTTCCTCAATGCGGGCAGGAAAGGAGATGACGTTTTTCGGCAGGATGCGCGTGACCGGCTGGGGCTTTTTGCGGCTCTTGCGGGATTTCTTGGCCAACGGAGCAGCCGGCGCTGCCGGCAGGGGCAAGGGCAACACCGGAGCCAGCGCACCGAAGGCGGCACCGTACCGGGAAGGGGGAGTGCCGGGTTCGTCGATGGCCGTGGGCTCGATGTAGGTGGTGTACCGCCCACGGTGGCGACCGCGCACGGTGGAAGCCGTTGTCACATTGCCATCGCCGCCCACGCAAACGACAGTCCCGGGGCTACACGCCACTTCGGTCTTGACCGTTTCGCCGATGGTGGCCTGTTGGCCCGACAGCACGATGAGTCCGAAAGTGGACTCGACCTGTGTTGCCAGCACGCCTTCGCTGATGGTGGCCTGCTGGCCCGACAGCACGAGGGTGGCTGGTGTCGCCTCGACACTGACCGGCTGCTCGATCAGGAACTCGGCCCAGCTTACCCGCGTGCCGGTAGCGACAATAGTGGCGACGCCAATCCGCAAATCGCCGTAGTCCGTGATGGCATCGGCTTCCGCTGGAGTCAGGGTGTAGCTGTAGATGGTCGGTGTGGTCGCCAACGTCCCTGTGATGAGGGGATGCGCTGCAAGAGAAGTGGCCCCTTGGTTCAGGTATACGTTCAGCCAGCCTCCTCCACCCGGATTCCACGCTTGGAAACGAAGAACGTGCCCCGTGCTCTTTGCCGGGTCAGGAACGGCATTGATCGCAAAATTGACGACAGACGTAGCTGCCGTGTTGTGGATGTAGCCCGCGGTGTCCGGGTCCTCTTCATCCACCATGTCGTACAGCGGCGCGCTGGTATCGCTCGATGCCCATGTGTCGTTGCTTACGACACAGATGGGGCGGGCCTTGAAGCCATGCGTGTAGTCGAAGCACGCATTCTGGCCAGCAAGCACGATGCTGCCCGCGGCGCATTCGACCGTGGTGGCGAGACTTGTCTCCTGAACGGAAGCCGTCTGCCCTGCGAGGACTATCGTTGCCGGGGTGGCCTCGATGACATTCAGCACAATGCCGCCGGAATCCAGCAGGTCAGAAATAGCCTTGATGTGCGACTCGCCCCACGTGACGATGTTCGCGTCGGTGATGGGTGCGGGGTCGCCTAATTCCGAAGTGATGGCGAAGCGCGTGCTGCGAGTATTGCGAAACCACACCGGCACAAAGCCTGCATTGCTCTCGCCTACATCTCCGACAGCCCCCGCGCCCATGTACGCTTCCAGCGCGGAATCAAAAGCCGCTTGATACGTGTCGCCGGTATCCGTGTAGATGCCGTAGTCATCAAGCTGCTGCCCGTGAAAGTCAATGGCCACATGCACCACGCTCGGGAGGTCTGTCTCCATCGCAGTGCGGGGCAGTTGAATAATCTCGAGGCTTGACGGCAGCGCATCGGAAAAATGCCGGTTGAGGTCATCAATTCCAGCGGTCCCTTGAGTAAAAGAACCCCTCCATCCACCTCCCGCGCGCCCGGGGGCGTTGAGCATCGGGTACACATAGGTGTTGAAGTGCCGGCGCACGTTCTGTGCCTTGACATCCGCGCTCAACAGGAACTCGACCGCGGCCTCCAGCGTCCAGTTGCCTTGGTCCTCCGCAGCATGCACGCCCGCCACAAGAACAACCGTGCCCTTATCGCTGCCGTCTGCCGGGGTGAGCGAGGAGTCGCTTACCATGAAGGCATACAACGGTTGCGCGGATATGCTGCGGCTCAACTCATCCGTCTGAGCCGTGTAGGTCGCGGAAACAAAGCCACTGGTGTTCGAAGGGACGCTGTGGATCAGCGTAGGGTAGAGCGATTCGAGGCCATCAATCCACGCGCCGCATTGCGTGACTGTGCGCACTCGCCCGCGGGACACGTAGACCGTATTGGCCGTGAAGGCGGTATCGTGCCGAAACTCAATGGTTCCGGTGTTGATGTCCCCCGTGTTGTTGACCGTGGTGTTGTCGAAGTAGTACCAAGTCTCCAAGTCGTAGGAGAACATGGGCCGGCGGGTGGCGTCCCATCCCGAGTAGTGATAGCCGCCGTCTACGTCCGGGCGATAGCGATTGAACCGAAAAGTCGGGCGGGCTCCATTGACCCCGGTAATCTTCGCCAAGGGGTGCATCCAGCGCGTTTGGCTGGACACCACCTCGGACTCTTGCACACGGGGGCGCAAGACGATCACCGCAGCATCGCCTGCCCCAGTGACACTCGACAAGCTGGTGTTTACGCTTGACCGCTCAAAATTGTCCTCGATGACTATGGTCGTCGCCACTGTGGCCGTGGTGCCCGACAGTACAATCACGCCGGCAGTGCATTCGACGGACACCACTGTGGCGGCTTCGCTGACCGTGGCCGTGGTGCCTGTGAGCGCAATGGTGGCCGCGGAGCACTCGACTGTTGCCCCGGTGGTCTCGCTGACCGTGGCCGTGGTGCCTGTGAGCGCAATGACCGCCGAGGGATATGGCAGCGCGCCAAGGTTCAAATTGGAAGGGAGTTCCCCATCCACGTGCGTGGCGCGGCCTGTTTCCGTAAGGGCATTCGGCCCAAGATCGTCTTGGTTTGCCCACAGCAACACGAGACCACTGGGCACCTCCAGCGGGCCAGCGTCTTGAGCCAAACGCAACTCGGCAAGGGACAACACCCGGTCCCATACCGCCACATAAGCCACATCCCCTACGAACTCGCGGCCCAAGCCATAGCGGTTCATCAGGTATGCCGGGTTTGCAGCATCGGAGGAAACGGCCCCCGTGCCATCGTTGGTTGCCGAGTCAGCAGCCGATACGTCGCTCAGTGCGGCCCCGATGCCGGCGTACAGCAGGATGTTGGTGCTGTCGAGGCTCCCATCCCACGTATAGGCATAGTGGCCCCATGAGTTATACGCCGCCGAGCCTGTCGCCCCGGCGCGGGTGGGAAAACCCGCTTTCGTTGAGGAGTTTGCGCCAAAAGTGAGAATTGGCGAACCACTGTTGTGGTTGATGAAGAACCGCGGGCCGTTGATTGAGCCCGTTGGGGTCTTGCCGTACATGTACGCAAAACCGCCGCCCCCCGAGCCGGTGGCCCGGACATACGCCAGCACCGTCTGCGACCCAAGATCGTCAAACGCAGCTTGGTCGAAGTAGATGTAATACCCGGTCGAGCCGAGTTCGGTACTGGTGATGACCGGCATGGTTCAGCCGCTCAATACTGCCACTTGAGGATTTTGTTGCTGGTCCAGTAGATCAGCAGCGGGCCGGCGGTGTTCGCGCGGTCGGAGCCAAGGTCCACAAAGGCAATGATGGGCGAGTTGGCCATCGTGCTGCCCGCCGACAGTTTGTAGATCGCACCGTAGCGCGCGGTGGCGAAGCCCGCAGCATCCTGCGCAATGGAGATGGTGCCTGCCTTGAAAATGGCGAAGCTGCCCGAGACCGTCACCGACAGGCTGGCGAGGTTCACGCCGCCGTTGGTATAGGCCGTGCCGGCAGTCACCTGCGTGGCCGTAAGCGAGCCGGCATATACGTCGCCGCCCGCGTAATCCGGGGTGTGGCTGCTCTTGATGAGCATGAGCTTCACGGTGTCGCTGTTGAAGTCCACGGGTGCAGTGCCATCCGCCTGCAATTCGAGGAAGCTGCGGGTAGCCTTGGTGTCGCCTGTTGCCATGATGTTGTCTCCTTACTGAAGGGTGGTTGTTGCAGGTTTCAAGCCAATCAGCTTACCTGACGCATCGCGTTGAATCTCGAACTGCTGTCCTTTGGCATTCGTGACCTTCGCCACTTTGCCATCCTTGCGCTCGAACTTGATTGCCGACTTGGCGTTTTCTTCCGTGGCGGCGTCGAGCAAAACCTTGTGCTCCTTAATGCGCATCTCCGTTTGTGCCTTGAACTCGGCCAGCCGCATCTCGAACTGCGCCTCCCGCTCCTTCATCTGCATGTCGAACTGCGACTCCCGCTGCTTCATCTCCATTTCGGCCATTCGGAACTGCGACTGGTCCTTCAGCTTCAGGTTTTCCTGCTGCAACTGTTGCATCTGCTGTTGCATCTGCTCCATCTGCTTCTGCATCGCCGGCGGCATGGGCGGCTGTTCAGTGAGCATCTTCTTCCACTCCATTGCCAGCGAGGTAGGCAGCGGGGAATAGTCGAGGATCGAAGGCGGCACCGGCAGGCCAGCCTTGAGCGCCATCGGCAGCAGTTCCTGAAGCGCGAGCCACGTCTGCATCTTGCGGTCAGGCGCGGTGGGCGATTCGTCCACCACCACATCGTATTTCACATCGGCCCGCCGCATCAGAGGCACGAACTGTTCACCCTGCTGGCCCACGATGCGGATAAGCCGGCCATCCGCGAGGAAGGTGTAGATGAGTTCGAGCATCACGCGGCCTTGCTGCTTGCGATATTGCCGCATGGCCCCAAAGAACTCAGCAAGTGAGTTGGATACGGACTGCTTGCGGTGATACTCCAGCACGCCGCTTTGCTCGCGGTTCGTGGTGCCAAGAAACTCGAGGTTGATGCCGCTGATTTGCGGCAGCGCCTGTATGTTGAATTCCATCATCTGCGCCATCGCCGTGGGAAACTGCGGCGGCTGGCGCTGGTCAATCTTCGCAAGGCCGCCGGGCTTGAGCCAGATGGCTGCGCGCGGGTTTGCCCAGTCCTCCTCGAACTTGCGTGGGTCCTCAACCGCGGTGGTCTCCAGCATCACGCCGCCCTTGGCATTGGTGGCCAGCGTGTCGATCATGCTGCTGAAGAACTTGTTGGACATGCGCTGCGGGTCGATCATGTCGCGCACGAGGCCATACCAAACACCCTTGTTGCGGTCGCGCATGCCTGTCATGCACACGAGCGTAAAGCCCGTGGTATTGAGCGGCAGGTCCTCCAGTGTCACCGGGCCGCACAGGATTGCCTGCCGGTACACCCGCTTCCTGAAGCGCGTGATTTCCACGAGCGGCACGCCCTGCTTCTTCATCATCTCCATGCGGTCAACGGGCATGTCCACCACACTGCCGTCAGGAGCGTTGACCTTCACCATGTACTGGTACTCCCAATACTGGTACTGCACCACCACGGCCTCATCCTTCGTGGTCGGGTGGCCATCGTCGCCCCCGCGGGCATACGCATCACCGGCAAAGTTGTGATGGGTCACAAGGTTGATGCCGTCCGTGGCCTCGACGTAGGCCGCGATGTCCTCCGCCTTGTCAGGCCACAAGTGCTTGATGTCCTTGATGGACATTTTCTTCAGGCGTGCGCGCCACCGGCTGTCGGACACCGATTTCTTCACGGCCAGCGGGTCCCAGCGCATGTCCATCGGGTCAATGCGCTCGATGACCAGTTTGCCCTCGGGGTCCTCGTCGTAGTCCACACGGGTCTCGGTCCAGCCCATGCCGCAGGTGATGAGGTCCCGGAAGGCTTCGCTCTCCTCATCCTCGGCATCGCACTGCTCGCGTGCCCACTTGGCCGCGGAGTTCTGCACCTCGGTGCTCGCTACGTCGCCCAGTTCGGGCGCGAGGTATCGCACCTCCTGCCGCTGGCTGACTTCAAGGCCGCACACGCCACGGATCATGGCGGCAATGCGGTTCAGCGTGATGGTCGGACGCTTCTGCTCGTGCATCGCCTCCGCATCCTCGACGGTCCACTGGTCGCCGTGCAGCATGGCGTAGCAGTCCTTCGCTTCCGTCACCCATTCGCCGAAGCTGCCCTCCCATTCCTGTAGGTCCTCGCGGGCCTTGCGGGCGAGTTCATCAGCCTGCTCGTAGTCCATATCTGCCATGATGATCCTTTATGCCGACATCCAACTGGAGCCGGTCTTTTTGCGGTGGCGAGTGTAGCGGTCGGGCTTCACGTATTCCTTCTCACTCAGGATGGGCGTGCTCACGGCGAAGTAGCGCACCGCATCGCAGGTATGGCTTGACCAGTCGTGCGCCGGGGCGTCACGCCAGTCCTGCACCTTGTCGTTCCACTCCTTGTGGTACTGCATCAGCGCGTTGACGGCCCGCTCACACTTCGTACTGTCAATCCACATGCGATTGAGCAACAAGCGGGTGGCATTGATGCCGTCCTCGACCTTCAGCTTTGGGGCAATGGTGAAGTCGATGCCGAGGTCGGCGGCAATCTCGGCCCGACTGCGCCCGCTGCCCAGTTCGCGCACTGCGAGGTCATGGGGGCCGATGTGGGTCTCGTACTTGTACGGCTTGTTTTGCAGCAGCTTGGCGTAATGCTCAAGGCCGAAGCCCT